GGTGTCGGCTGCACCTTTGGCGGACTGGATGAGTCCGACACGGCCAGAAGCATCAACCGCATTGGTGACACCAGGACCAGCAACCACTTCACCAGCAATGATGGGCGTCCAGGTGACGTTGTCATCGCTTTCCTCGATCAGAAGACCAAGGTAGTTTGTGCCGTCAAAGGTGATGCCACCAGCACCCACGAAAAAGTGGAAGCTGACAGACTCAAAGCCCTGACGATCAATAATGTTACCAGCCGCGCGTGCGGGAGTGGCAGTGAGCGTAGCGACAGCAACCGTCTGGTTGACAGCGATACGCGAGGCAAGAGTGCGCATTGTTTAAATCCTTTCCTTGTTGGGTGGTGGAGGGTGGCTTGCACCCTCCAGTTGATTACGAGACAGAGAACTTGAGGAGCTTGAAGGCTTCGAAGTTCTGCACGCCACCGCCAGTGCGCTTCGTGGTGTAGTAACCAACGTAGCCCTTCTTGGTGAACGGATCGCGCAGAACACGAACACCGACACGATCCACAATCAGATAAGCCTGATTGAAGTCACCGAAACCAACCGACAGAGAGTTGGCAGCGATGTCAGGCATATCTTCAAGCTCAGTCAGATTGTAACCCGCGAAGGAGTCAGCACGACCAGCCTGCAAGCCAGGAACCCAAAGGTAATCGGCATATGCAGTTTTGAGCTTGCGCAGAGAAGACACAGTGCGACGGTTGGCGACGAACTGCGCATTCGGACGGTACGGATACTTCAGGTTGGCGATCATGTCGAAGAAGACATCAGCACCCTGCTGAATGCTCGGAGACGTCTGAGTCGGCAAGAAGCCACCAGCAGCACCAGTCGGCACATAACCAACCTTGCC